CCTGCGGGAACAGGTTCTGGTGCAGAAACTTATTTAAGTTCAGCTACAGGGGGTGCATTCCCACACGCTGGTTCTGAAGGTGTATTCTTTGCAGTAAACAATAGAGGAAATGTTTGGGGTGGAGGAAACCCAACTACTCTTGCAGGTTTTGATTCTATGATTCAAAGACTTGACAAGCAAGGTGCTATTGAAGAAAATGTAATTTTCTGTAACAGAAACTTCTCATTTGATATTGATGATATGTTAGCTGCACAAAACTCTTACGGAGCGGGTGGTACTTCATATGGTCTATTTGACAATGATAAGGATATGGCGTTAAACTTAGGTTTCACAGGATTTAGAAGAGGTTATGACTTCTATAAGTCTGACTGGAAATACCTAAATGACCCTACAATGAGAGGTGGTTTAATTGGTGGTGGTGTGAATGGACTTTTAGTTCCTGCAGGATCAACATCAGTTTATGACCAAATCTTAGGTAAAAACGCTAAAAGACCATTCTTACACGTGAGATACAGAGCGTCTGAGACTGAGAATAGACGTTACAAGACTTGGATTACAGGTTCTGCGGGAGGTGCTGCTACATCTGATTTAGATGCTATGACAGTTAACTTCTTAACAGAAAGAGCTGTTTGTACTTTAGGTGCGAACAACTTCTTCCTATTCAATGCTTAAACAGAAGTAAATTAATATAGGGGGGATTCGTCCCCCCTTTATTTTAAAATTAAATTAAATTAAATATTATTATGAAAAAAATACACGAAAAATTCGTATCCAAGTCTTATAGACTAAAAAGAACAGACGTACCATTATCTTATATGTTAGCGTCAAGACACTCATCAAGATTTCCATTACTACACTTTGACGAAGACACAGGGACAAACAGGCCGTTACGTTATGCACGTAATCAAAAATCTCCTTTTGAAGACGAGCAAGATGGAAATGCAATATTAGAACCTGTAGTATTTGAAGATGGTTTTCTAACTGTTGAAAAACAAAATCAAGTATTACAACAATTCTTACATTATCATCCACAAAATGGTATGGTATTTGAAGAAATAAATCATGCAAGAGATGCTCAAGAAGAGTTAGAGTTAGCAGAAATGCAACTTAATGCTCAAATTATGGCAAAAGAGTTATCTACAGATAAACTTGTAACTGTATGTAGAGTTTTCTTAGGTGGTAGTGTAGATAAAATGTCTACAGCAGAATTAAAAAGAGATGTATTAATGTTTTCTAAATCTCAGCCAGAAGATTTTATGAATATATTAAATGATCCTTTATTAGACCTACAAGACACTGTAATACAAATGTTCTCATCTAACTTGTTACAATTTAAAAATGGGCAAAAAGACGTACACTTTAACTACAAGAAAAATAAAAAACGTATGTTAACCGTGCCTTTTGGTGAAGATCCTTACTATATTGTGGCTTCTTATTTTCAAAGTGATGAAGGGTTAGAAACTTTTAAAATGTTAAAAAAGACCTTAAATAAAGAAGAGTAATTTCTTTATATTTGTACTTTATTAACTAATACCCTTAATCATATTTTTATTATGGAAAAATTTATATCATTCACAAACACTGCAGCTTCAATTGCGGGGGGACTAAATATATTCCCTTCAGCAGACGTTGCTGCAATAGTACAAACTTCAGCTACAAGAGTAACTGTATCTTTCAAAAATCATTCAGCAGATTATGATGAATTACAAATTAATCATACAGCTATTCCTGCTTATAACGCTGCAACACCTAATCAGTGTACAGCAATGAGAGATTTAATTACAGATACAGTAGCTTCATCATTATCAACGGGATGGACAAGTCCTATATTTAATTTAGTTATTCCTGGACCAACTGAGTTGGTGGCAGCAGCAGCAGGAACACAAGTTGTGATTACAAGCATTACTTGGGCATAGTATTAACTAAAAAAAATAAGATAATATGAAAGCAAAATATTTAGAAATCCCTATTAACACAGTTGTAGCTTCGGGTACAAATGAGTTGGTAGTGGGAACAACCGCTTCAGTGGGAATAGCCGAAGGAACTGCTACAACTGACACACAGGATAAGCTTGTTGATACTGGTGCTACTTTTGTTGCTGATGGTGTTGTTGTAGGTGATATTGCATACAACATTACTGACGGCACTCAAGCTGCTATAACAGCTGTAAATGCTAACGGACAAGAAGTGAGTTTTGCTTCTGACTTATTCCCTGATGGTAATGAAGTTTATGCAATTCGTAAGGAAAAGCAATTAAATGCTGTTGCAACATTTACAACTCGTAAAGTTAGAGTTGGAGATATTGTAAAGAATACAACTGCAAGTACACAAACTACTGTAGCTGCTTTAATTAACGAAACATCATTAACATTAACGGCTGATATATTTAACAGTTCAACTTTGTTTAATGATAATTTTACAATTGAAGCTCCTGCAACAGAAGTTTACGACAATGGAAAGTCTTTTTTAACGTCTCTTACTGTAGGTGATGTGTATGAAAATACAACTCAAAACTTCAGTGAATTAGTTTCTGTTGTTATAGACGACTTTAGATTTAGATGTAGCTCTACAGTTGGTGCAATTGGAGACGCTTTTAATGTTTTTGATTCAACAGTAGCTTCTACTTATTTGGTTCTTATGGATCAAATAGTTTTAGTTGATAGAGCAGGTGCGGAACAAACCAGAATATTCTTAAACATTACAGGTCAAACTAATAATTACATAACTATTGACCATTCAGATCAAGGATCAGGAAGGGCTGTTGCTATTGCAATACAAGATGCTATGAAAAGAGGATATATAGGCGTGAATATGCCTGAACCTCCTGCTGCAAGAGTACAAATGCCTATATTTGAAAGCTCTATAATTACAGTTGAAAGTGTAGTGCTGTCTTAACAGTTTTATAACAAATTTAAAGAGAGGTTACAAAAAAAGTAACCTCTTTTTTTTTGCTATATTTGTAAAAGAATAAAACGCACTATCTATGGCAATGATTGATGAGGTTAGGAGTACAGTATTAGGTATTATCAATAAGAATAATTATGGATACTTATCTCCTCAAGATTATAATTTATATGCAACGCAAGCTCAGTTGGATATATATGAAGATTATTTTTATCAATACAATCAGTGGATTAATAAAGAAAACCAAAGACAATCGGGAACAGGCTATGCAGATATAGTAAAAGGATTAGTTGAGGTTATAGATTCTTTTTCAGAAGAAGTTTTTTTAACACAAACAAATGCAAATGTTTTTAGCCTACCTTCTGACTATTATTTAGTAAATAAAATATACTACTACCCTGAGTTATTACTTAGTGGTACTTTTAGTGCCTCAGTAGGAAATGTAATGGATGCTTTAGCACCAGCAACACCATTTACTGCACCAGGAGGTTTTAACGTACCTCAGTTTCCACCAACTAATAGTCTTATAGTAAACACTTCTACTTTAAAACAAACTTTTATAACAGGAGTAGCTACAACATCTCAAATAAATGTTGCTGAAGCCTTATTTGCAGTTGCAGGAGAGTATTCTATATATAGTAATACAAATATAACAGAGGTAGAAAGAGTAAGTCAAAATAAAATATTTTATCTTACAAGCTCTACAATGTCAGCTCCTACTAATCAATTTCCTGCTTACGTGTTAAGTGGCAATAATATTTCGGTTTACCCTACATCTATTAAAACAGCGGGTCAAATAAAAGCACAATATGTAAGGTATCCAAAAACACCTCAATGGACATATACTCTGTTAAGTAATGGAACACCTCTTTATGATCCTACGGTAGCTGGTTATCAAGACTTTGAATTACCGTTATCTGATATGCCTGGTTTAGTTGCTAAAATATGTCAGTATATAGGTATAGAAATAAGAGAATCAGATGTGTATCAATTTGGTACTCAAGAAATAGTACAAGACAACCAAATACAAGTATAAAAAATGAGTTATATTACTGATTATAAATATTATGAAAACAATGGTGTTTCTCCAACTGATAAAAATTGGGGTTCATATCAATATGTAGGGCTAAACGATATAGTTTCTAATTTTATGTTAATGTATCAAGGTAATAATGAAATTATAAATAATGTAGAAAGATATCAAGTTTTGTTTCACGCAAAAAGAGGAATTCAAGAGTTGAATTACGATGCAATGAAACAAATAAAAATTCTACAAATGACTGTAGATTCAGATATAAGATTTGTTTTGCCACCTGATTATGTAAACTATGTAAGAATATCAAAATTTGCAAATGGTGTTTTATTTCCTTTAGTAGAAAATATACAAACAATGTTTGCTCAATCTTATTTACAAGACGCAAATGCAGAGGTAATATTTGATGCAGAAGGAAATGCTACAAGGCCTGCAAATTCTCAAGTTGACTTAGATAGAATACAAGGAGGTATGTCTAAGTTATATTTAGGTCCTGGTCCCTATCATGGACAAATGGGATATTGTTGTGATGGAGATTGGTATTTTACTTGGGGTGTAGGAGAAAGATTTGGTCTAAATACCGAAACAGCAAACATAAACCCAACATTTACTATTGATAGACAATCTGGTGCTATTTATTTTAGTTCAGGAATGTCGGGATCATCAGTGGTTATGGAATATGTTAGTGACGGTATGAATAATGGTGACGACACAAGCATAAGTGTAAATAAATTATTTGAAGAATATTTATACGCATATATAAGATATTCTATACTAAATAACAAGTTAGGTGTTCAAGAATATGTAGTAAACAGAGCAAGAAAAGATAAGTCTTCATTATTAAGAAACGCTAAGATAAGATTAAGTAATATTCAACCAGGCAGGTTGTTAATGAATATGAGAGGAAAAGATAAATGGTTGAAATAATATGGATATTAAAAGCACTTTTATAAGGGGTAAAATGAATAAAAGCGTTGATGAACGCTTAGTTCCTCCAGGAGAATATGTAAACGCAATAAATGTTAGATTAGGTTCTACAGAAATTTCAGAAATTGGAGCTGTAGAAAACTCAAAAGGTAATACTAATTTAACAATTGAATTACCAGCAGGAAAAACAGAACTATCTACTTCAGCAGTGTGTATTGGTTCTTACACAGATAATACTAAAAACACAATATATTGGTTTGTTCACGACAACGCATTTCAAAATGGAACTCAAATTGCAGATGTTATATTTTCTTATAATACTGATGATAATATTTTAACTCAACATTTTACTGCTGTAGGAGTAGGAACTACAATTTTAAATTTTAATCCTACATATTTAATCACTGGTGTAAGTAAGATAGAAGATTTGTTGTTTTTTACAGATAATTATAACCCACCAAGATATCTTAATGTTACAAGAAATTACAATGCATCATCAAGTGATGTGTTAAACGTAATTGTTAGGCCACCTGGTTTTGTTCTTAACGAACTTGCCGCACCAGAAATATCGTTATTTAATTCTACTTCAAAAGAAGAAAATTATTTAGTTGATAAATTTTTATCTTTTGCTTATAGATATAGATATGAAGATAATCAATATAGTGCTACTTCATTATTTACTGTTGCTGCATTTGAGCCTAAAAATTTTGAATTAGATTACGCTTCAAGAGAAAATTTGGGTATGGAAAACCAATTTAACTCAGTAAACATAAAGATAAACACTGGCTCAAGTAGAGTAATTGGATTTGATATATTATACAAAGAGTCTAATAGTAATATAATTTATGTTCTTGAAAAAATAAATAAAGAAGCACAAGGAATTGGAAACGATACATTTTTTACACAAGCATTATCATCACGTAAAATATATAGTACATTAGGTTCTGATGAATTATTAAGGCAGTATGATAATGTTCCTTTAATTGCACAAGCACAAGTAATACAAGGAAATAGATTAATGTATGGTAATTACGAAGATGGAAGGGATATTACATTATCAACAGGTGAACCTATAGATATTTTATTTACACCAAGTATAAATTCAAAAATTGTAGAGGCTAACACCTTAAACCAACCTGTTCAAGAAAATAATACAACAACATTTACATGGACTCTAAATCCACAAAGTAATTTTACTGCAACAGGTTCAGGATTTAGTGTTGATTTTACTGATCCATCAACAGGTAATTTACCAATTGAATGGGCTACAGGGATACCTGCAAATACAGTTTTTAATATGAGTGTAGCCGTAAGAGCTATAACTTCTGAACCCGATAATCCACTTAATCAATTACCAGCAGATTTTCCTGTAGGATATTTACCTTTTAATGGGGCTGTTATTACAATACCCTTACAATGGATTACTAATCAAACTTACGCAAGTGTACAAGATATGTGTAATGGTGATGAGTTTCAAAATGCTATTGGTACTAATGCTAATGTACAACCGACAGGTGCATCACAAAACGGCTCAACACTAACGGACAGGTTTAATACACTTGTTCAAAATGCACAACCATCAGTTGCACTTGGGTATCAGGACTATAGTTTTAAAAGATCTTCAATTAATAATCCAGCTGCTAATCAAGGTTTTTCAATACAAACAAGTCCAACAGGGTTTTTACTACACACTACAGCTGTAAGGTTTTTAGTTCTAAACCCTTTGAGTAATACACAGGTTTTTAGTTATTTTAGATTAGTTGCTAATCAATCTTCTCTTACTTTTGGTTCTGTAACGTCATCATCAAGCTTGCATTCTAATAGAGATTATGATGCGGCTATAGTTTATATGGATGAATATGGAAGGGCTACTCCTGCTTTATCAACAATTAACAGCTCGGTTCATGTACCTGCATCTTTAAGTGATAAAAAAAACACTTTAAGCGTACAAATAGCTAACCCTCCTCCACCTTGGGCTACTAAATATAAATTTGTATTAAAACCTTCAGCTACAGAATATAATACTTTATATGTTACAAGGTACTACAAAGATCGTGTAAAACCAGATATTATATGGTTTAAGTTAGAAGGAGACCAAAAGAATATCGTTACAGAAGGAACAAAATTAATTGTTAAGGCAGATAATTCAGGTCCAATAGATTTTTTATTAATGGAAACGGTTTTAGAGGTTAAGTCTTATGCAGCAGGTGAGTTAGGTCCTGCAGGTTCAACTCCCGCATCTTTA